CGGTTTTGGTTGCGGAGCAGCCAGTCGTTTCCGACACTGCCGCCTGATATGGAAATCACCATCACACTGACTCAGGAGCAGACCAACAGCCTGCTTCAGCTCATCGACATTGCGGTCAAAGCTGGTGGCATTCAGAACGCAAAAGTTGCCCTGCCGCTTGTTGACCTAATCGTCAACGCTGCTCAACCTAAATCCGAGTAATGCAAACCGATACCAACAGCAACAGTGGGGTTGGAATCTCTCTGGCTACCGCTGCCGCTGCTGGTGCGGTTTCTTTGCTTCCTCAGCTAACACAGTGGTTCCAGTTTGGGGCCGCTGTGTTGGCTTTTGTCGCTGCCGCAATTGGACTCTGGAAAGCTCTAAAGAAATGAACTGGAAAACTACTCTCGCTGGAGTTGGTGCAATCATGGTTGCCGTGGGTGGAGCGTTGAAAGCTCTGTTTGACGGCGACCCGTCCACCAACATTGATCTTGCTGCGACCATTGCCGCTGTGACGGTTGGCTTTGGTTTGATCGCTGCTAAAGACGCAGATAAGAAACCCAAGTGAACTGGATCTACCAGATCCTGAAGGCCCTGCTGGACTGGTTCCGAGAAACACCACCCACCAACATTCAACATGGAAAAGCACCCGAGGATCTCAAGAACGGTCTGGCTGATCGTATTGCTGGACTGCCTGGGTTGCCAAGTGACAAAGGTGGTAATGGTCCCGCACGGTGAACCAGTGATGCTCGCAAAACCAGTGAAAGCCAGCGTGTACGCTTTTGACCAAGACAAGAAGCTTGTCGGGCCGTCCAAAGTGACGCTCCCGGCTGGCTGGTACGTTCTCCCAAAGTAACCCATAGCCAATTCTCACTATGTCGATGACAAATGCCGCAGAGGCGGAAATCCTTGATCTCATATTCCTAAACTCCGATTGGGCAAACATCGGAAACGCTACCGGAATCAGAGGTTCTACATCCGCTGGATCTTTCTTCATCAGCCTGCACACCGCAGACCCCGGAGAAGCAGGGAATCAAAACACCAATGAGGCAAACTATACCGGATATGCTCGAATTGCAGTGGCCCGCTCAGCATCTGGATTTACGCTCTCGACATCCACGATCAGCAACTTTGCCCTTGTTCAGTTTGCTCAATGCACCGGTGGCACCAACACCCTGACGCATTTTGGAATTGGCACCGACTTGTCCGGTGCTGGAAACCTCATCTTCAAGGGATCGCTAACGTCTTCCCTTTCAGTTTCCACCGGTATTCAACCGCAGTTCGCCGCAGGTGCGCTGACTGTTACCGTTGATTGATCATGTGGACTACTTCTGCCCACATTGCTTGAGGCCATTATGGCCAACAGATGAGGATGCTCAAAGCATCTGCGAAGAGCATCCAGATGGAGTTCCGCAAGCTGATTTAGTTCCACGCAACCCTAAAATTGAGGAGGAATAATGGGTTTCACCGGAATAGTATCGCTCGCCGAAGCACCGACCTGGCAGTCGTTCTTCTTCAAGACAAGCTCTCCAGCAGGAGTCGCAGGACGCTGGTACGACGCAGCCGTCGGGGCAGGCATCCCAGTCTATCAGGCCTACGTCGGCCAACAGTACGAAGCCACTCTCCTCATAGGTGAGTCCAATCGAGGAATCTACACAGGCCCAACACCATCGGCAGGCCAGACCAAACACCTCTTCGCACTCTCAGCAGGAACATCCACAGCATCAGTCCCATTGACCATGCTGCTGGCCGACTACCTCATGTTCTATCCGCTGATCGACATGGATTCGCTCGATCCGCAGGACATGATCAACCCGGTCAGCATATCTAGGTACACCTCAGGTGAAGGCGTCCAAGCCTACCTCGTTGTCGCAGCTCCAATGAGTTCAAGTGGAACAGTCACCGTCACCTACACCAACAGCCAAGGAACAGCCAACAGGACAAGCACATTCGGAATCGCTTCAACCGGAACCATTGGGAGAATCGCAAACAACATCAACTCAACCTTGGACGCAGGAGCAGCATCACCATTCATCCCGCTCGACAACGGAGACAAAGGTATCCGAAGCATCCAAAGAGTCACCTGCAACGCCAGCATGGGCGGTTTCTGCCACATCGTTTTGGTCAAACCGCTTGCAACTCATGTGATTCGAGAGCAGAACACCGAGGCAGAAACTGTGTTCTTCACGCACAAAGCCAACTGCGTACAAATCCAAAACAACTCCTACTTGAACTTTTTGATACTCAACAATACCTCTTCATCTCCTGCACCGCTGAGGGGATTCCTGCAATTCACCTGGAACTAACATGGGCTTCTCTTCAATGGATGATCTCATCAACGAGATCACGACAAATGGAAAGTTCAATCGAACCGATTGGAACAAGATCACCGGTGCGGCTGCGTACACCGCAGGACGGTGGTATGATTTCAGCGGCTTAGCCGGAAGCCCAGTCGCAAACGCATTCACTGGAACCGCTTTGGCTTGGAAAAGCTGCGACGAAACTACCGGGAACGGCACTCAGATATTTGGAATTCGCCACGGTGGAAACGTCAGCCCGGATACCAAGCACATCCTTAACGTCTCGGCTGTCACTGGCGTTGCCACCGGCGTTCCGGCTCAACTCATGCTGGTCGATCTTCAGGGTTATTGGCCCGGCATTTCTACCGCCGTAGCCACCGCCCAGACGCTTACCGGAACTCCCACGCTTCGATATACGAATGGTGCTGGTTGTAGGCTGTTTTTTGTTCAAAACGTTACTTCTGGTGCCACCGCTCATAACATCAGCTTGAGCTACTCGAACACCACTCCCACATCGGGCAGAAATATGCCGGTCACCGTTTCGATGATCGTATCTGCGATTGCAGGCCACATATCCCATTCTGGAACTTCCGCAAACAATTACGGACCATTCCTTCCTATGGCTTCGGGAGATACCGGAGTTTCAAATGTGGCAAACGTCACTTTCTCAGCGGCATCTGGTGCCGGTTCTGGTGCCCTCTGCCTTGCCCGACCGCTGCTGACTCTTCCGATTACCACGGCTTCAGTGGCTGCTGAACGTGATCTTCTCAACCAGTTGCCAAGCCTTCCTCGTGTGATGGATGGAGCTTGTCTTGTCTGGCTCTATTTCGCTGGAGCAGCAACCGCTGCTGCCAGCAACTTCTATGGCGGAATCGAAGTCGGTTGGGGATGATTCATGTCCCTCAAACAAAACACGACGATACTCTGCCAGTTACCGCTTAGACAAAGAGGCGGTGACCCCGGTTCGTTGCGTTCAATGTGGGGGCGCACAGATCTCAGAAATCAAAGCGCGGGAGAAGGCATCTCATCTCAATTGGCGGCTATTCCGTATGGCCATCTTGATCCTTCCGCTTGGGTGATGCCGTACAAGAGCGGAGCAATGTCGGCGTTCACATACGTCGGGGCTCAGTTCACGGCAAACCCGATCAATCTTGCAGCGGGCGTAAACATCTCTGGTGATTCCAGCGTTGCATTCATTGCTGGCCCATCGCTCCTTCAGCTCATCGTTTCATTGGTGGGCGATTGCACGTTCACATTCACCGTCAATCCAGCAACGCTTCCAGGCGTTCTGAATGCATCAGGAAACGCTGATAATGTATTCACCGTTGGCCCAAGTTCGATTGGAGCTATCACGGACCTTACCGGTAGCCTTGTTGTTACGTTCACTGATTCAGGGACTGCAACTGCCATCGGAATCCTCGCTGGCGACGTTACTCCATACACTGAGCTTTCGCCTGAGACTTTGGCGGCAGCGGTAATCGCTGCCTCGCAAACCACCCCAATCGTTGCTGATGCCAAGAATGTGGTTGGAAATTATCAGGACCAATGGAAAATAAGGTCAACTTACAGAAACAGATCAAGAAACTGATATGGCAACCCCACTTACAGGAAGTTCAGTAGCATCCACCTACATTGGCCTACTCAAGACCTCCGACAACGCCAGTCTTACCGGAAGTCTCAGGAGCATCAGCGATGGCGGCGGAACCAATTCCGCGCTCCAGATCTCCACAACCGCAGCCAACATTGTCGGTACCCTGAATGTCACGGGTGCCACCGGACTGGCTTCGAGCCTCGCAGTCTCTGGGTTGGCCACCATTGGTTCTACGCTCGGTGTGACCGGTGCGACCAACCTTTCATCCACCCTGATCGTTACCGGTGCTACTACCCTCTCGTCCACTCTGGCAGTCACTGGTGCCGCCAATCTCTCGTCCACCCTCGCGGTCACCAGCAACATCTCCACGAGCGCGGGTAATCTGTCCGTGTTTGGAAACATCGTCCAAACCAACGCCGCCGCATCAAGTTCGTTTGCCGGAAGCCTTACTGCTTCATCGGTAACATTCAATTCAACCTTCACATGCAATGGAAATGCATCGTTTTTTGGAAACGTATCATTCGCCAATCCGTTAACAATCAATAGCACCCTCAATGTTACTGGTGCTACTGTCATATCGAACAACCTTACTGTAACCGGTTCGATTGGATCTAGCTCTTCTATTAGTGGAACTTCTTTGTCCGCAAGTGGTAACCTGACGGTAAACGGCAATACCACTATTGGTAATGCTGACGCAGATCTCCTGACGGTGAACGCGAATGTTGTTACATTCCCGAACATCACCACTCAGAATGTTGATACAGATACCGATAAGGTTATTATTCTTGATTCGACTGGAAGACTTCGGGCTTCTAACTCCAGTCAGTTTGTTCAGACTTCATTGAACTCACCTCAATGTAAGCAGACTGCAAACAAAGCCAGAGCAAGCATTGAGGCAAATACCACTGGATCTGGTGCTGATGTAATATCGGTTTCTATTACTCCACGAAGCGGCGATTCAAACATTCTTGTTTCTGCCGTTATCAACTATTCGTTTTTAACTGGTGATTCCAAAAACTGCGTTTTCAGGCTAACTAGAAACGGAACTGAGATTGGAACAAGCACTGGTACTGGAATAGTTGGAATCGCTTCTGCCAGCTACGAAGACGGTGAGATTGAGTCGATCAACAATGTTAAGATAGAGTTTCTTGATTCACCCAATACCGCCTCTGCTGTTACATACAAGATTCACATTTATGGATCTAGTGACCTGTATTTGAACTTCAACATAAGTGGTTCCGTCCAGCAAAGCACCACCTCGACGATCACGGCTCAGGAGTACTTCGCCTAATGAAACCCTCTGAAGTAGCGCAAGCAGCTTGCGATAAGCTGTCGTTCACGGACTCGGCCACGCTCACGTTGGCCAAGAAGTTCTGTATCCGCCGCTACTCCATGATCTGGGATTCGTGCCTATGGAACGATACCCTCGGAGTAACCTCTATCTCTGTCGCTGATGGCGATGAGATCAATACGATCAACACCTTCGTCACCACGGCCTACTCCTCGAACACCGGATACAATATGTACATGGACTTCCCAGTGGCCGCGAAGTTCACGATTGATGGCGATACCGATGGCATCGAAATCCCGTCCGCTGAATGGGTGTCATTCTTCCAGCTCGATCCCAACACCTGGAACAACGTCGATAGCCGTAAGTCCACGCCCAACAACTTCGTGAACTGGGTCCGCAACATGGACGTTGCCTACGGACTGGCCGGTGTCCCGAGGATCAAGCTCATCCCAGTTCCCAACGTCAACGGAACCCTCTTCGTTCTCGGCAAGAAGCAGTCCCAGATGCGTCAGTTCGGTGAGGCTCAGACCATCACCAACGACAGCAACTTCGAGCTGCACGGTGTTGAGAATGCACTGATGGCCTACACCGAAGGCGATCTCCTCGAATACTCGCGGCAGTACGGCAAAGCCCAAGCGAAGTTCCAAGAGGGAGCCGCTCAGGTCTCCATTATGAAGGACATGGAACGCGGTCAGCAGCAGCAGATCAGCCGCATCATTCCTGACAGCCTCTACGACTACACCTTTCAGGACATCACCTAATGCCATTCCAATCCTCAGACGCACTCGACGACCAGATGCTTCTAGATGGAAGCAATGGGTTCAGCACTGGTGTCGTTTCAGCTACTCGTCCAGATGCCATTCCGGCCACAAGCTTGGAATCGGCCATCAACATGGACTACGATGACTTTGGAAACCTTGTCACTCGTCTCGGGTCCGTTTCACTGGTTGGCAACAGCATCACCAGCAACTGGGAAGACGTTATCACAAACTGGGAGGCAACCACCGCCAACTTCGCGTCCAACCTCCCAGTCAACTGCCAAGTCTACTCTGGCTTCTACTTTGATACGTCCGCCTCAGAGCGTCTGGTAATCGCGCTGAATGATATCAACGCGAACACCAATCTGTTGTACTACGGATCTCCTGGTATTTCGTACAACGTCATCAGCGGATCTACGATCAATCCTCTCGCGAGATACGTTTACTTTGCTCAGCTCAACGAGAAGTTGTTCTACGCGGATGGCTATAGCGCACTGCGTTATGTCAACAGCTCTAACTCGAACGCATCCGTCGCTGCCGGAAAGATCAGCCGAATCGATGTCATCAATCAGGGGTCAAATCTTTCCACGATTCCAAATGTAACAATCTCTGCTCCTCCAAGTGGGACTACGGCTACCGCTGTTGCTATTGTTGCTAATGATGGCAATTTGGTTGCAATTAGTATTACCAATCCAGGCAGTGGATACGTTACTGCTCCAACAGTAAACATTTCCGGTGGTGGAGGATCACACGCGGTCGCATTCGTATCACTCGCCGCCCCCGCCAAGCCGCTCTATCTCACCACCCACACCAACCGTCTGTGGGCCGTGTCAGCGGATACCACAATCCAGCCCGACACCCTGTACTTCTCGGATATCCTCGATGGCGAATCATGGGACCCGCTTGGTTCCATTCGCGTTGGTGGCGATGGCGATCCGATTCGTGGTCTCTACTCGTGGTTCGGATACCGCTTGCTCGTGTTCAAGGAGCGGTCCATCTGGACTGTGGATGCCGATCCCACGGCAGATCCCGCTGATTGGTCTATCTCGCTCGTCAGCGGAAACATCGGCTGCTCCTCGCACCGATCCATTGCTGCGGTGGGTGCTGACGTTTTCTTCCTGTCTCGTGACGGCATCCGCTCGATGGCCCAGATCCAAGCGGGTACTCAGACCAGCGTTGGACTCGCGCTCAGCAGCCCGATCAACGATCTCATCAGCCGCATTGATAAGACACGCCTCGAACTCTGCGACGGTGTGTTCTGGAACAACCGATACCTGCTCGCAGTTCCATTCGTTCAGGAAGGACCGTTCGGTGTTGGTCTCGAAAGCGAGTATGCGATGCTTCTTGAAAACGGTTACCATCTTGAACTCGAAGACCTGATCCCTCGGAATAACGCGATCATCGTATACCACTCACTGGCCCGCTCTTGGCTTGGATACTGGGACAACTGGCAGGTAAACGACTTCTTTGCCACATCTTTCTCAAGCTTTGGCCCTGTGCTGATGTTTGCTGGCGACATGACCGCAGTGTCTGCGGGAAGTAATCAGGTCTGGTCATTCAACGACTACCTGCCAAACACTCGCACCGTACCAACACCGGTTTCTTCCTATTTGGATGGTGGCTCGCAATACCAGTCCTCGGTGACCACAAAGGCTTACAACCTTGGGGAACCAATCCCCGACAAGATCGGATACAGCATCCAGCTCGCGTTCGATAACCCGTACACCACCCAGAATACAGGTGTTACCGTTTCCTACGCCAAGGACATGACTGGGACATTCTCTACGATTGATTCTGGCCTGAGCATCACCAGTTCTCAGAAGTTCCTGAAAGCCTACAACCTCATCAGCAAGGGCCGATGGAACTCGATTCAATTTAAGGTTGAAACCAATGCGGGCGGTCGCCTGTCATTCCAATCCGCCATTCTCTCTGGCTTCGTCGATTCCGTGCGTCCTCAGCAATGAACTCATTCCCAACGGTCAAACTCATCCAAACGCTTGAGCAAGAATCCAATGTCTTGCAGGCTGCTCGTGCAAACAATGACTCAATCATTCATCCAACACACGTTGTCGAAAGGAATGGGGAAATCATTGGGGCATCGTCTTTTGGTCGAATTCCAATCCTGTTGCTCTGGAACCACACCGAAAAAGTGTCGGCCAGAGACAGCATGCACCTCAAACGGGTTTATGATTCGATCATGGAAACAAAAGGGTTTCCAAGGTACTTTATAGCATGCAACGAAAACAGCCCATATAACTCACATATGAAGCGTTTTGGTTTTAGACCTATTTGGAAAACTGAGATATTTGAAGGAGGAGTATGAATATTGATATTAATATATCTAGGGTTTTGGCTCACAGCGTAATGCTGTTTGCTAAAGATGATTGGAGCAAAGACTATCCTTCTATTCCTTGGGGAGAGCCGCAGATGTGTTCCCCCAAAGCACCAGATTTATCCGCTGCAAACAGAGAAGCTGTTCAGGCTTCAATAGAAACATATCCAATACAAAGGGCAATCGATGTTGCTGCAAGACTTGGTCAAAAAGTTGAAGTTCCTGTATATAAAGGAGGTCTCCAAACCGGAACCAAGACTTATGATTTTGCGGGAAAGTCTGACATTGATGTAACCAAGGCCGTTTCTGAGGCACTCAGTCAGCTTGCTGGATCTCAAACCAAGACTCAACTCGATCTTGCAAAGGAATTCGGCACTCAGTTCGCAGAGCAACGTGTTAAAGAGCTTAAAGCCGCTGATCCTGAGCGTTACAAGCTTTATGACAAGTTCTTGCAGGACATTGGCCAACGCCCCATTGCCGAGACCGCTCCCGCTGCCCCCACCTACGAGCGTGTCGGCATGCCTACCGGCCCGCAGGATACTGGCGAAACAGCGAACATCCGCAGCAACCTCGAACGCCAGATCAGTGCCGGTCTCGCTCAAGCCGGAACGATTGATCCCGCAATGATCCGAGCCGCCGAGCAAGCCGTTCGCGCTCGTGGCACTGCTACCGGAAACATACTCGGCAACCTTTCCGCTTTCCGCGAGGCGCGGGCGGTGGGTGAGGCTATTGCGAATGCCGATGTCCAGCGTCGTCAGCAAGCTCTTGGCCTACTCCAGAGCGGCCAGACCACGAGCGATGTCGCTAATCGCCAAGCTCAGGAAGCGTTCCAGAATATCCTCGCGGCCACCGGTCAGCGGAACACCGCTCAGCAACAGACCTTCGCGGGCCAAATGGCTTCGCAGCAACAGCGGCAGGCTTCCCAGCAGCAGAACATCGCCAACGTTCAGTCAGCTCTGGGTCTCCAACCAATCGTATCGCAAGCCGCTCAGCTTCCCGGCCTCCAGCAGGGTGCTTCTCCGTTCGCTGCACCTCAGCTCATGCAGGGCATCCAGCAGGCTTCACCAAGCCAATTACTTCAAACGGGGGCAAATTTTGCTCTATCAAACGCTAATGCGGCTCAAGCCAATTCCCCATTGGCTGTTTTCCAAGGTCTTGCAGGAGGCATTGCAAATCTTGGTTCCGGTTACAGGTCATACATGGGACCCTAATCTATGGCAAACGATACCACCGATTCAACACTGTCATCGCCTAGCGATACGGTTGACGAGTTTCCCGGTTATCCGGGATATAAGCTTGGTGATTTGGTCCCAAACATGGAAGGGGTTAGGATTGGTGACGTTTTTTACGGTCTTGATGAGTATGGTCGAGAGGTTCCATACAACTGGAGGAAGGGTGAATTTGAGTTTCAAGCCCCGCCAAGCAATGAAAGCGTCAAGCCGGGTGATGAAACTCTCACTTCCGATACCTATAATCCTCCATCGCCAATTTCCGGTGGGGTTACAGGAGCCGGAACACCTCCGACTACAATCAAGCTTGAGGATGGTACGGTAGTAACTTCCGGTGGCACAGGGCTTGTTGGGTTTCCCGGTAGGCTTCCAATCGTGCTTCCGGGATCTTCGGTGACATCGACTCCGATCTTGGATCTGAGCCAGCCTCCGGTCGCTCCGGTTACTCCTCCAAAGCCACCCAAGCCGATCACCCTTCCGGGGTCTTCGGTCACATCAACTCCGTCCATTGTCGAACCAACCACTGTTCCGATTCCCGCTCGACGGATGCAGGAGGCTTTGAACCCGTACAACGGATACATCAACTACGATCCAGAGGAGATCATGGCTGCTGCAATGAGAAGCCTTGGCGGAAGAATGGCCCGCCGATCAATTCTGAACGAACTGCGATAACATTATGGCTACTCCCGAAGAAAATAAAAAGAGAAGAGAAAAGCTTGAGAAACAAGCTGAGAGGCGGATCAACCCGTTGCTGAAGGGGTTGTCCATGCTTACCGGCGGCATTGCTGGTGAGTTCACTGGAACCAACGAGCAGATCCGACAGCAAAGAACCGCCAAGCGGGCGTTGATGGAAGAGGATCTTGCTGCGTTGCAGGAAGAGCGATTGATGGAGCGAGTAAAGTCTCAGCAGGCTGAAATGCTTAAGAGGCAGATTGAATTGGAGAACGCCAGGACCGATGCGGAAAACCGCAGGCGTTTGCTTGAAGCGGCTGGAACAGAAGAGGCTTTGACTGGCAAATATATCACTGGCCCAGTTGAGCAATCTCAGGAGCTTGGTCGCCAAATAGGGCGACTTCAGAAGCTTTCGGTCGATCAAAAGGAAGCTGCTGAGAAAGCAGGATTGATTGGCCAACTCACTGCGGAAATGGGTCCGACTGAACGTGCCGCAGTTGAAGCTGGCGTTGTCAGTCCATACGAGAGCATGGACATTGCGTCTCTTCGCAGAATGAGGAGTGCTTCCGATGTTTCGCTTCGCAAACAAGAAGAAGCGCGGCGGGCAAAGCAAGACGAAGGCAAGGTGTTTGTAAGTAGAAACGCTGCCGGTGATGTAAGTGTTCAGGGGCCTTCTGATCTTGTTACCCGATTTCAAACCGCAAACCCCGACTTCTTTAGGAAGAAAAAGGATTCTCCATACAAAGTCTCGATGCGTCAGACTGAGGATGGCAGTTCATTCAATGTTGATTTTGGGGACATGACCGCAGGTGAGATCAAGGAAATCGCTCCGCAGCTTGAAGAGATGAAAAAAGCGTATGGTGCTTCATCTCAAATTGGTCTCAATGGAGGAATGGGTGCTGCTGACACAGCAAAGCCTATCGCAAAAGGACCGGCTGCTGGAGAAGGGGAATCGATGGTTGGAAGAGGTTCTGGAAAAGTTAGATCCGGTGCTGCTGCCGCTATCGCTTCTCAACCTCAAGCTGAACCTGAACCTCAAGTTCTTGGACCCATGTCTCCAGAGCAGGAGTTTGCTGCCATTAACAGAAAGCTGGCTGAAATTGAATCTCGTGGTGGAGCTTCTGCATACGGAGCAAGACAGACTCTGACGACCCCGTTCTACACTGATGTTGCGAGCGAACTAAATGTGCAGCCCGAACAAGTTGGTGCGAGCGTTTACCAGAGAACTCCGAGAACTGTTGTTTCTCAGAACTTCCCCGTTGAACAGTTCCGCAATCTGCCACAAGAAGTTCAAAATCGTTTGTACATTGATGCTATGAACAAGTCTGCTCAGGCGATGCAGCAGGCTGGTTACAAGCCGTCTGGAAAGTATTCTGAATACCAAATGAATGATCCATGGATTGGCAGCATGTTCGACAAACTGAGCCGATAATAACATGACCAAGAATCAGCGCGATTGGTTGATCGAAAACAAACTCGATCCCGAGATCTATGACATAGATGCGGAAGGGAATGTCTTTGAAAACCCAATCATGGGGAAACTCGAAGCTGGAGCCAGATCGGCTGCTGCCAGCGCGGTTCCTGCGCTTGCGGGCATTCCTGGAGCGATTGCAGGTGCTAAGGGTGGAGCTTTGCTTGG